CGATTTGGCTGATCTTCATCTTGTTCAGGGTAAGAACTGGTGCGCCATTGTTCGCGGGCCAAAAGTGTATGCCGGCCGGAGTGTTTGGGTTCCGGAAGAGAAAATCTGTCGACTGGAACTTATGCATCGTGTGCTGATGGGCGAACCGTTTCAGGGAGTAGACCATCGAGACGGTGACGGCCTGAATAATCGTAGATCCAATCTCAGAACCGCAGACAAATCACAGAACGCCCGCAACACCGGAGCACACGCAGATAACCTCTCTGGCCTTAAAGGGGTTTCCTATAGTCGCCAGAGGAGGAATTGGCGAGCCGCAATTTGCGTTCGCGGAAAGCGCAAACACCTGGGAGTGTTTGACAGCCCTGAAGAAGCTCACGCGGCGTACGTACAGGCTGCTCATCAGCTTCATGGTCAATTCGCGAGGTCCGAGTGATGCAGATAGTTGCTCTGGATCTGGCTACAAATACCGGCATTGCAGTTGGACGAGCGGGAGAGAACCCGAAATGCTGGTCAATCAGTCTTGGCGATACCCCCTATGTTCGTGGGGGTATGTCTCAGGCTGACAAATTCAAGCTCGAAAGCAAACGGCTGAACAACGCGTTGATAATGACGCAAGGTTTGATCCAGTCTCATGAGCCCGACCTTCTGGTAGTTGAAGCGGCTATTGGCGGCAAAAACGCCAGTTCCTTCTTAATCAAGCTCTTCGGATGCGTGCAGGGGTGTGCAGGAAACCGACGTGTGAATATGATCCCGGTCTATCCAGCGACCGTTCGACGTCACTTCATGGGGAAGGCGAAAACCTCCCGAGATTTCCCGCACCTTAAACCAGCCAAAGCCAAACTGGCGATCAAAGAAGAGATCGAGGCGCGTTGTCGTCTGTTGGGTTGGGATGTGCCGGATCTGGACGCCGCAGATGCGGCGGCGACCTGGGATTGGGCGTGTGCGACCCAAGTCAGGGGGTTTCAGGCGAAACCAACAGGGGGGCTGTTCTGATGCTTCCCTCTCACGCGATGCAGCGGGCCTTGGAGAGATGCCCGGGTGTGTGTCCCGGTGTTCTAATCCGTGGGGTCAAGCACAGCGTTTTGTCGGGTGATGAAAGCATCGCTCGGTTTGTAGCACGTGTTCGCAAGGAAGACTTTGTGGACCTCTATTACATGAAACTTTCCAACGGTTTACCGCGTTACGCGCTGGTTTGCACACCCTCTGGATACATCATCACGTTCCTTGAGCCTGGTGCCGCGATCTGGACGACGCGCGGGCAGTATTTTCTCGGAGAAAACGGCTTGGAGGCCATGACCGATGAGCAACGCAAGAGCTTGTGCCGTGATGTGTAGGGCGCAGCAAAACAGCATGTGGCAACACGCCGTCAGGAAGATGCTGGGGCAGGGCTACGGGGTCGAGGATATCGCCGTGATCAAGGGCTTCAACGTCGAGGATGTCAGGCGAGAGATCAGAATCTTACAGGAATCCGGGGAACTGGATGCAATTTACGAGAGGCCCCGGCAATGAGCCACAACGCGACGAATTGGGCGATCCGGCAGCGCGGCATAAAACCGTCATCAAAACTGGTGTTATGGCACCTCTGTGATCGTTTTCATCCCGATCATGGCTGTTTTCCATCTCAGGAAACCCTTGCAAACGACTGCGAGATGAGCCGGGCCACGGTCAATCGGTGTATCGACGAATTAGTTGCTGCGAAACTGGTGACCAGGCACCCGAGGATCAACCAAAAAACCAAGAAACAGGATAGCACTGAATACACTTTTTCGTTCCAAGAAACCGTGTCTCAAAATGCAACACGGAAGCCCGATCCCGTGTCTCAAAATGATGAAGAGCCGTGTCTCAAAAATGACGATTCCCGTGTCTCAAATTGCGACACTAACCCTGTAAGGGAACCAGTAATAGAACCAGTAACGCGCGATTGCGCGAATGATTTGTTCTCAGCAGATGATCAAACCACCCATCCAGAGCAGCCCAAGGCAAAGAAGCCAGACAGGTTACAAACAGACTTCGATGAATTCTGGCAGATCTATCCGAGAAAGGCTGAACCTGATGCCGCGTTCAAGAATTATAAAAAGGCGCGCAAGGAATCTGATCGAGAATCGCTTCTTCGCGCTGCCCAGGTTTACGCCGGTCAGGTCGAGCGGGAAAAAACGGAAACCAAATTCACCAAGCTAGCGAAGAACTGGCTGAGTTCTGGCGCCTGGCGCGATCTCGGTTCGCAAAGTTCTGAAAACTACAACTTCGATGATCTGAACATGCACGCCCAAAACGCGCTGCGCGATGGCCGCATACCCCCATCGATGGCGAAAACCCCCGAAGGAATGGCAGAGGCTCGCTACCACCTCAAAAAACTCGGAAAGGTGCCGGCATGATTGGACGTAGAGGATTTCTAGGGATGTTGGGGCTGTCGCCAATTGCCGGTCCATCTGTCGTGGGCGATGCTTTATCGGGCTTAAATCAAGCCGCCCTTCCTGTTTCGACTTGTAACCAACCGACATCGACACCGTTGTCAGAGATGGAACAAGCAATTCAGAAAGCGTTCCAAGCTTTCGAAGATGAGAACCCAGCCTACACGCCAGAGATGCCAACCCGCATCGCAAACAAGAAATCTTGGTCGCCAGTGTTCAAGGAAAGCATCGCCCGAAAGGAACATATCATCCGCAGGAGACGCGACACGATGCTGCGCGATCTGGTGTACGGCGATCAGCCGGTAGCATTGAAACTGGCGAAACTGGCTAAGTTTGGGATCAAAGTATGATGCACCAGCAAGTCGCGTCCTCCCCCCTGCATTCCGTCGAAGCAGAACAGCAGCTCTTGGGGGCTCTGCTCAACGATAACGGGCTGTTCGATCAGATCTCATCGATGCTGCGGTCCGAGCATTTCTATGACCCGGTTCATGCCAGGATTTTCGAGCTGGCGGCTGCTCGGATCGAAAAAGATCATCTGGTTTCGCCGGTCCAAATGAAATCCGATTTCGCCGATGATGAGGGTGTGAAGCAGCTGGGCGGATCCACATATTTTGCCAAGTTGTCGGGGGCTGCGATCAGTTCGTTCGCGATCCGTGACTACGCGGACATGATCCGCAAGATGTACGACAAACGCGAGATGACCAACCGGTTGAAGCAGATCGGGGATGAGGTCGCCGGGGGGCGCGCAACGGATGAGGCAGCGGCCGAGTTGGAATTGTTCCTGCATGAGCGGGAAGATCATTCTGATGAACCACGGACTATGTCGTTTCTCAAAGCCCAGACGCAAGCTCTGCAACAGATGATCGATATCAACAACGGTGAGATGGTTGGTGTTCCCACTGGCATCGAGTCGCTGGATGAGGCGATGTCGCTTGTGCCCAAGAGATATACGATCCTCGGCGGTGCGACATCCATGGGGAAGACGGCCCTGGCCTTGTCGATCACCATGGCGGCAGCAAGAGCGGGCTATGGGGTTGGGTTCGTATCGCTGGAAATGCCTGAAACTGATCTTGCCAATCGCATGAATAGCTCGATTTCCCAGATCCCGTATCAAGCCTATGACCGGATGATGAGCGAGAACCAGTTCCGCAAGGTGGTCGACGCCGCGAAGCAACTGGAAAGCCTGCCGCTCGAAATCTTTTCGGAACGTGTCCGCGATATCTCTGCGATCCTGTCCGAGGGGAAGAAGCTGCAACGCAAGATGAAACCAAACGGGCAGTTCAAGGGCTTCAAGTTGTTGGTTGTCGACTACATCCAGCTGGTCCGCGCCAAGGGTGAAAGCCAGCATGTACGGCTTGCCGAGGTCGCCAATGCCTTGAAGCAGGTCGCCAAGCAACTGGATGTGCACGTCTTGGCGTTGGCTCAGATCGACCGGGCCCTCGGCAAAGAGGACAACTACCACAACGCGCGGCCCAGGCTGGCTGATTTGCGTGGATCAGGTGATCTTGAGAACGCACCGGACAACGTGATGTTCGTGTTCCGCCCAGAATACTATTTGACCCGTCAGAGACCCAAGAACGAGGATGAACTAGGCGATTGGGGACACGATTTGGAGACCTGGCGGGATAAGGCCGAGATCATCATCGCCAAGGCGCGCATGGGGGAACGCAAGACGATCACCGTAGAGTGTGATCTTGCCACCAACGTGTTCAGGGATGTGCCAGATCGTCAGATGGATGCGGGGTTTTGATGGGTCACTACACTCTTCCCGAAGGGCATGTTCAGATAGCTTTCAGTGGAGGCCGATCTAGCGCAAAGATGCTCTACGAACTGGTGCAAGAAAATGGCCCGTTTCCTGATCGTGTGGTCGTAACGTTCGACAACACTGGTCGTGAGATGAACGAAACCCTCGACTTTGTACAGGAGTGCGGAGACAGGTGGGTAACTCCGATCACTTGGCTAGAATTGGCACCGCGCCGCGCCATCACCGCAAAAGAACTTGAAATGGTCGCCCAGCACTTGGGTGCGACGATGGCGGCGCGACTAGAGGCGTGGTGGGAAGTGACAGAAACGGGTTTCCGCATTGTGTCCCACAATAGCGCCGCGCGGCACGGTGAACCGTTTGTCGCTCTAATCCTTCAACGGAAGTTTCTACCCAATCAGGCTGCAAGGTTCTGCACAACTGAATTGAAGGTACGGACGTCCAAGCGATACCTGATGTCTCTCGGCTGGCAATACTGGACAAACTGCGTTGGCTTGCGCGCCGATGAGCCAGCCCGACTTAAACCTGAAGGCGAAAAGCTGAAAGGGGATCGATGGAGTGTCTGGCAACCCCTGGCAAATGCCGAGGTGACCAAGCGACATGTGTCAAGCTTCTGGAAACAACAGCCGTTCGATTTGCGCCTGCCAAATGTCAACGGCAAGTGCTGGCTCGGGAATTGTGATGGTTGTTTCCTGAAGGCTGAGGTCAATCTGGCAGCGCTGTCGCGGGATTATTCGACCCGTGCTGGATGGTGGGAGGGCATGGAGAGCCTCGCTACCGAACTGACAACCGGTACAGCCGCCCAGTGGTCCAAACGATACACGCGCGCAGAACTGCGTGACTTTATGGAGCGTCAGGGAGATTGGGCGCTTTCGACTGAGGGTGTGCTTTGCCAGGCTGATCACGGGGAGTGCTTCGGTTGAACGTTGTCAACGAAGCCAACCGCATCAAGGACCGTCTGCGCGCGTGTACGTCCAAGGATGAGATCGAGCGTGTCGCCGATGAGGAACGGGAGACCGTTATGGGGATGCGGGACGCCCCCGGCCATGGTCCCGCCCTGTTCGAGCAGATCAAGAACTTGAAGCAGTACATGCTAAGGCACAAAGCCAAACAGTAGTGGGCCGCAAGGCCCCTTTTGCATGCGTGAACATTCCTAGAACATGATTAGCACCCGATCCGCGCGTAATTTAAGACCATGTTGGCGGACCATTGGATCAAAGAAGCGAAGAAGGCCGGATGGAAGGTAGACGGGACAGAAGGTATCTGTCTGCGCCTGCGTTGCATGAAGGCCAGCTGCGACAATTCGATCTCCGTTCCCCTTGAGAACCTTGGTCCAGTACCAGAGCCGTGCGACCGGCCGCACTTCGGCCAATTCGGCGCCGACGCCTTCAAGAGCTACAAAAACTTGGTGGACCGGCTTGTGACGCTGCGCAAGCGGCTCGGCATGAACCAAGATGACCTCAACGCCGCCATGGGCGTGGCAGAGGGATACGTCAATAAGCTGGAAAGCTTCCACCGTTTCCCAAGCTACCCGATGATGATGCTCTGGATGGAATGCCTGGGTCTGGAGGAAGACCACAAGCCCTGCGCGCTGCCCAAGGCCAGCATCAGGGCGATAGAGGGCCGCAAATCAAACCCCTATCAACCGAACCAAGCAAGGCACAAGTATGACCGATAACACACCAGCAGAGCAGGAAGAGGGCGAAGCCCTTCCCCCCGCTGACATCTCATTCCACGATATCGGACTACATCCGCAATCCGTCAAAGCTCTCGAAGCCATGGCATACGAAGGCATGTCTCTACACCTCGCCGCGAAGCGCGAAGGCATAAGACCAGACAACTTCGCACGCACTTTTAACAAGCCACACATCAGACGCGTTTATAATCAAGTGGTTAAGGCCATAAGAGACAACGCAGCAGCTCAAGCATACGTCCGAAACGTCAATCTCGCTCAGTCCTCTAACTCAGATCATGTCAAAGCGGACCTGAATAAGTGGATTGCAGGAGTTGACGGTATCGCAGCCGTGAAAAGGGTCGAGGGCCGCATGCACCACCAGCATTCATTCGGTGGGTTCGACTATGACGATGATGAGCCTGTCGATGTGACCCCAGAGGATACCCAATCCCCCGCCGATGATGGCGCAAGCCCAATAGAACAAGGGGTTTCAGGCGATGGTGGTACTCATGATGTCGAGTAACATGTGCAAACAAGGGGGGTCAGCGCACCATAGCAAGGGCGACACCCCCACCCCCTTATGCATGGCCTCGACCCAGACCCGCCCCCAAAAATCGCCGCGTGTGTGTGGTCATCCATGCAACTCCTCTCACTCCACTCCAAAACGTATTACGCACCCCCTTCGTAATACGCTTGTTCCCCCAAAACGTAATACGCTCTGAAAGGTTGAGATGATGGCGAAGAAAATTTTTTCGTTCCGTATGGACCCCGACTTAATCGCTCGTGTTGATGGGGTCGGCGGTGATCGAACGGCGTT